TCACTCTATCTCCTTGCTGCGGCGGCGCTTTTTGGGCTGAGGCGCTTCAATACGGGGGCTATTAAGGGGGGTCGCGTCGAGAGCGTTGCGCACGTCGTCTTCCGTGGCGTGCGCGTAATAGGCGCTCGTCGTAGCCGCGCTGGCGTGTCCCAGCACCTTCTGAGCAGCCTTGATGTTGCCGGTCTGGCGAAGGATGCGGGTTCCAGTCGTGTGCCTCAGGCCGTGGAACGTCAGGTCAATCCCAAGCTCCTCTGCGGCGCGCCGCCAAGCGATTTGCAGTCCGTAATAGGTGACGGGGAACCTCTCTCCGAGCACCCGGCGCTGCTTCGATCTCCGGCGCAGCGGAAAGGTGAAAACCCACGTTTCGTCATGGCCGATACAAGTGCTCAGTATCGCTCGCATATCGCGGGAGAGCGGCATCGTGTGCGTGCGGTTGCCCTTTTGTGTGACCTTGAGCCGGCCGCCTTCCCAATCGATCTCGGACCATTTCAGGAGGCAGTTGTTCAGCCGCAAACCGCTAGCCAGCGCGAACATGGCGGCTTCCCGGTATCCCTCCGTCAGATGGGCGCGAACGCGCTCCTGATCCACGAAGGTCAGCTCAGCAACTTGCTCGCCCGGCTCCGGCACGCGGTGCTCGCGCCACTCCGGCTCGCTCGAATAGCGGATCTTCCATTTCTTCCGGGCGTAGGTGAACAGCTTCCTCAACGCCTCGACCGTAGAGCGGTTCACTGTGGCGGGCTTCACCAGCGGGGCGGGGGACTTGTCCTTCAGCGTCTCGCGGCCCTTGATCCGTTCGCCGCGGCGCGCCGCTACCCATGCGGTGATGTCGGGGTCGGTGATATCGTCCAGCCGGCGGTCTTCTCCGAACCAGGCAACCATGCGCGCCAGGTTGTGGAAGTCCGTCTCCGAGTTGGTGTTGTGCTGCCCTTTTTCCTGCCACCAGCGGGCGGTGGCTACGCCAAGCGTCAGAGGGCCTTCGCCTTTGAAAGCGGCTTGCGTTAGCGCCTGACGCTCGGCGTCGCGCTTGGCCCTTTCGCGCGCTTTTCGCTCAACAACCTCAGCTTCTCGTTTTGACGCTGTTCGCGCAGACTTGCGAAATCGAGTGCCATTGAACTCGAAGTCGTAGACGTAGTTGACCGCGCCAGGGGGCTTGTAGACGGACATGGTGCCTGCCTCCGTGATGCGGCAATGAAGTCGTCCAGATCGGACCTATGGAATCGCATGGCGCGGCGCTTGTCACCGCCAGACAGGTCGATCCATCTGACCTTGCCTTCATGGACGAGCTCGCGGAGCCGGGTTTCTCCGATACCGAGATAGCCAGCAGCTTCGCCCAGCCTGAGAAGCGCCGGCACCACCTGAGCGCGCGTCATGGTGCACCCGGGTGGGTGGGGGTGGGGGCCTTATGTACCGTCCTCATGTTCTGAAGACCTTTGGGCCACTGACCTGTGACGGCGAACCGCTGGTGCGGGTGATACCCCCTGCGGACGCGGTCTTCGATCCTCGCAAAAGCTATTTCAGCTGGCTGGTTGCCTCGATAACCGTTGCACCAGAGGCATGCCGCAACGAGGTTATCCCAGCCGTTGCTGCCGCCATCGCACTGCGGAACGATGTGATCCCTCGTCGCTAGCCGATAGCGGTAGGAGCGCCGCGCTCCAGTCGTGGAGCGCGGCCACTTCGGCTTGGGCTCGCAGCCTGGAAGACGCAGTTCGACGCCGCAGAACGCGCAGCGGTGCCCCTGCTCGGCAGAGAGCCGAAAGATCATTGGCCCTCTCATCGCCTCAAGAGCCTTGGGTTCGTGCGTTGGCTGCGTCACTCCCCCGCCCTCCGATACCGCCTCTCCACCGTAGGGTTGAGGAACTGGTCTTCGGGTGAGGTGGCGTCGCTCTTGTGTGAGCGGGCCATCCACAGCGCCGCGCGAAGCAGACCCCACATCGCGAGCGCGGTGATGAAGCCGGCGGTGAAGCCTTCCAAGGTCATGCCGGCACCTCGACCGGCTTGGCGTCTTCGGCAGCATGTACCCAGCCGCCCGTATCCCCGTAGTTCTGCCCGTCAGGCTCTACAGGCTGGGCGATGATCTCTGCCGTGGCAGCGCGGATGTCGACGATGCGTGCAGACTGGCCGCGCAGGGTGACCACGTCGCCGATGGCGTGCGGAACCGTGATGTTGTGGGCGGAAACCCATTCCTTCGTCGCCTTGTCGCGCGCGGACCAGGTCGAATAGCCGTCGAGAATTTCGACGAGGTCGGAGTCGGGATACCAATAGGCGCGGTCGTCGAGGTTCTTCGCAAAGCGATAAGCATCATCATCGGCACAGCGGATCAGGTCCCGCTTGACCGCTTCGGGGTCGCGCGCATCGGCACCCAGCCAACGGGTCACGTCATCCAATACGTCGTTGACCGCGGCAGCAACGATCTGCGGGTCGCGGTATTTGGGGCGCGCCGGGGTCTCGCTCATCATCGTCTCTCCCATGTTCCGTTCATGCGGTGGCGCCAGCCGGAGGCCTTGGAGCCGGGCAGGGGGCGGGCTGTCTTCACGATGGCGCCGGTGTGCCGGTCGCGCTGGCGGTCGGCCTTGCGGATGCGGCGGATGTCGTCGACGGTCTTCGGGGTATGGCAGCAGTCCTTGCCGAGAAGCTTCCCGTCGTCCGCCGTCAGCGGCTTGGTCTTGTCCATGACCAGCGCCTCGGGCGTCGTGTGGTCGACCTCGTAGGGCTTCTTGCCGAGGACCAGGCCGCATTCTTCGCAGCAGACAAAGCCGTCGCGGTTGGTGGCGCGAAGCACGATCTCGGCGCGAAGCTTGCGGGAGAACTCGCGCCTCATGGCCGTTTGCCTTCGGCCGCGATATACGCAGCACGCGCGCGGTCGAGCGGGCTCAGCAGCGGGCCGGCAGGCGCATCGCTCATCCGCGCTAGCCACACCTTCCGTTCGCTCAGCCAGATCTTGTACGGGTGGTACTGGCGCGGCCCAAACGGATAGGCCGTGTCGATCGCGCGCTTCTTGTCAGCAAAGCTGGCATCCTTCGGGAGCGCGGCAATAGCCGCCTCGATCGCCTGCCGGGCCTCGGCTCGCCAATGACTGCTCACGCCGCGGCCCTCCCTATCTCGACTGGGTCCGTCCCGATCATCAGGCCGAGCAGGCTCAGCACCGCATCCTTGCTCTCCTGGAACCGCTGCTTGCCCATCGCCTTCATCGACTGGCTCTCGGCCGTCCAGACGGTGACGACGCATTCGCGGGTGGTGACGACGGCGTAGGAGTCCATTGGCTTGACGAAGGCCGCGATGCGCTGGGCCTCGGACTTGCTCGAGGCGACGACGTCACGGCTCTGCCGGTAGCCGGCACGGATCAGGCACCAGCGGCGAAGGTGCTCGCTGGTCGGGAACTGATCGGCCAGGCCCTCGGGCAGGTTCTGCCAGGCCTCGTTCACCGAAGCGAAATAGTGCCGATGCGAGGCGGCCGAGCGCTCCTCGATAGCCTCGAGGTTGTAGACGACGCCGACGACGAACTCGGCATCGCAGCGCTTCGCGAAGGAGGGCAGAGGCACCATTGCGTCGCCCGTCCAGCGGAATGGAAGTGCGGCGTTCATTCCGCACCAGCCCCGGCGCCGGCCATGGCGCCTTCGATCATCCGCTTGACCTCGAGCGCGTCGCCGGGCTGTCGAGCCCAGAAGTCGCGCAGCGCGTGACGGTTACGGCTCTCGAAAAGCCCGATGGCGCTGACTTCCTCGCGGTTTTTCCTGACGAACTCCGCGATGCGATCCGCCACCTTGCCGAGCGGGACAGGTTCCAGCGGCCCGACCGGGTCGAACTGGAACATGACCGTCTGGCCCTGGCCGATCTGAGCGAGCCGCTTTTCGGTCGCGCCCTGCTCAGCAGCTTCCCATGCCGTCACGTCCTGCGCGCGGGTGCGGTCGAACTCCTCATCGGCATAGACGTTGCTGAAATCGTCCGGCCAAGCCTTGCGCAGCGCCAGAGCCTCGGCGACTTTCGCCAGCATGACGCGGGGCATCTTCCCCCACTGGCCCGACGTGTCGAGGGTGCTAATGCGCGTCGCGCCCGGCGCCGGCTTGGACACCATCTTCGGGTTGCCATCCGGCCATGTGCCGTTCTGCGTCTCGACGGTTTCCGACCAGCCTTCCTTGAGCGGGGCGTACTCCTCCCAGAAGGCGGAAGCCGTGACCTTGTGCCAGGAGCCGTGCGAGTGCTTCCACACTCGCACCGTTGCCTTGACGATGCCGGCCGGGTTCGACTGCCCGCGCAGCGCAGGGTCGATCTCGAAAGTCGGCTCTTCCTCGTCGGGGCGATAGTTGCCCGTCCGGTCAGCGATGGCGCGGAAGCCGTCGATGCCGACGATGATCGACATCTTGCGCTTGGCGGCGTTCGTCTTGTTGTAGACGAAGGCGTAAATCTGCCGGCGCAGCGGGTCGAGCCGCAGATGCCTCGCCGTGTGGATGAACAAGTCGAACTCGTTCTGGTTCGTGTCGGCCGCGACCGTGTTGCGGATCAGCGTGAGCTGCGTGTTCGTGAAGTCGGCCGGGCGCAGGTTGACGACAGCGTTCATGGTCACTTCCTCAGAATGCGGATGGTGGTGCCGCCGTTGGAGAGGTTGGCGCCCTTGACCTCGCGGCCATCGCGCAGTGCGGCGGACAGCGCGGCCTGATCCAGCTTCGGCGGTTGCGGCTTGAAGAACTCGGCCGGGATGTCGGCCTCTTCGATCACGATCGCCTTCGGCTTCACAGCCGAGAGCGTCACGGTGCCGACGTCGGTCTCGATCGTCTTGCGGCCGGCGATCTCCAGCGCAGTGCAGATCAGCGAGCGCTTGAGCTTGGCGCGACTGGCCAGCCTATCCTTTCGGCCGGCGAGTTCCTTGACGTAGACGTCGATGCCATCAGCCATCGCCTCGTCCTCGCCGATGCCGGCGAGCAGCGACCGGACGATGCCCTCGAAATCTGCTTCGCCCTCCAGCGTGTCGCGGATGAAGTCCTCGTCGCCTTGCGCAAGGTCGGCGATCTGCTCGCGCAGCACCTTCGCCGCGTCGAGCTCGCGCTGAACCTTGGCGATGTCGCTATGTGCGTTCATCCGAAGCTCCTGTCGGTGAAGGTGCGGCCCTGCTCCTTGGCGAGCTGGGCGATCATGAGGGCGTGCAACTGCCGGCGAAGTGGCTGGACCGCGCGATGCTTTCGGGCGCGGGCAGCGATCTCGGCGCGAAGCCGCTGTATCTCGGGATTGGCCGCCGCAAGGCGGCGAGCGCTTTCGGACGCGGCCTTGGCCTCCCGGCGTTTACGGCGCCAGGAGAGGAAGGCGGACAGCGCCTGATGGGCGAGGGCGCGGATCACAGCAGCGTCCCCCAGCCGACGGCGAACGGCCCGCCGATCACGATGAAGAGCATGGCGGCCAGCGATCCAAGCCGCTCGACGATACGAGGCACGGCGATGTAGCCGTCATCCACCGCGCGCCATTCGATGACGACGCATCGCGCCTTGTAGTCCGGGTCGCGATGAACTTTCGCGAGCGTCTCGGCCGAAGCCTTGGCGCGATCCTCGTCGAGGTATTGAGCGAGGCAGGGGACGGTGCCGTCTTGGACCTTCTGCGCGATCAGCAGCGCCAGTCGGTCAGAGCGCTCGGGAATCCAGAGGGTGCGGGTTTCCATCAAGCAGCCCTCCGCAGATCAGCACGCAGCCAGTTGAGGACGCGCAGGCAGAAGCTGCGTAGGGCGCGATCACCGATGGCATTCGCCCAGCGGAGGGCCTGCCGCAGATCGCGGTAAGCGAAAGCGAGGGAGATAGACCGCGTGCCCTCGGTCGTGGCGCGCGCCGCTCTGGCAACCTCGGAGAGCGCCCGCGAAACGTAATGGGCGTAGTGATCGCGTTTGATCGTCTGGAGGTTCATCGTCCTCACTCCGCTGCTTCAAGGAATTGGGTGATGTCGCGGCGCGCCGCGATCAGGGCGAGGCAACGGTCGAGCGTCGCCAGCTTGTCCTCGCGGTCGATGCGAGCGATTTCCCGCTCGCAATGCCGAGCGCGCTCATAGGAGCCGACGCCGAGGCCGGAGACCGGCTCGATCTCGTAGAACTCTCGGACCGGGGTCAGCGCAGCCAGGGCGCCGCTGACGAAGCAGCAAGCCGCAACCTCGACGTCGGTCTGGGGAATGAAGCGGGGGCGGGACATCGCGTCTCTCCGTTGATGGAGAGAACATAAGTTGGAGATTTCCAACTGTCAATTAGTAAGTTGGAAAATTCCTACTGACGTCCGGAGTCAGGAGGCGAATCAGTTAATCGGAAATCGTTCTTGTTATGTTCTCATTAATGAGTCACGTTGACGCATCCCAGTTGGAGTACCGCCGATGCCGTCTGCCGAAGGAATTGTTGCCCGCTTCCAGCTTCACTACCGCTGCCACAATTGCGAGCGGAACGTATTCAAGACGCTCGATGTCCCGGACGTCGATGATGCGCCCCGCGATATCGACGAGTTATCGGACAGCGCATTCCTCGCACAGCAGCGCTATTGGTGCACGCCGTGCCAGAGCGCCATCGGCACGATCGTCGCTATCAAGCAATTGCCGATCGACGAGGAGATCGCAGCATGAAGCTCTGGCACGACGGCCTTCCGGAGACGACTGAGTACAGCCTCTTCCCGCCGTCGGGGCGGTTGAAGGCATGGATCGAGGACAAAGGGCGGACGGAGGCGCGCTTAGGCGAAGCTCTGCCCGGCCTCTCGTTCTCGGTCGTCGATATGAGCCTCGGAAATCGTCCCGCGATCATTCCGATCCTGGGTGAGGCCGGGGAGGGAGGGCGCGGACTTTATGCCTCGCCGCCCTCGCGGGAACGGCACCAGGAGATCGAGGCTGTGCTGGCTAGATTGGACATCTAGCAGGCGCCTCACATGAAACTGGCGACCAAGCGGCGGACGACGGCGATGATCTCGACTTTCACGCCGTCGTCCGCGCTGTTGTTGCGGACCACGACGATCGGCTTGTGCCTCGAATTCGTCGATCGAGGGTGAAACTCGACGCGGTCCTCGTAGATTTCGAGCTGCTTTACAGACCATTCGCGCTCGAGGCCGCCGTGCCTCGTGCGCTCGACGACCACGATCATTCCATCGCGCAACGGGTAGCGGTCCTGGATGTCCTCGTAGGCCAGCGCCGAAACCTGATCACCATCCATGATCGGCCGCGGCCGCAGCGCGTTCATGCTGTCGCCCTCGACATCGAACGCCAAGTGCCGGGCATCCGGGAACCTCGGGTCAACCGTGTCCTCAATGTAGCGGGGCTCATCCCAGTCTCCGAGATCCTCGACCGCGATGAACTCGCCGGCTTTGACCTTCCCGACGATGCGGGTCTGCGTCGATGGCCGGGGTGTCGATTGCTTCACCGTGCTCGGTTCAAGAGGGGGCGGGCTGACGCCGGCCATGGCTTGAACGACTGCCTCGGGTGATGTGTCCAAGGCGAGCGCGAGCTTGCCGATAGAGCGGCCCTGAACAGTCTTCTTTTTCTCGATGAGAATGTCGTTGACGAAGCTGCGCTCAAGTCCGCCGAGCTTGGCAGCCTCAAACGGGTTGCGGCCGGTCGCGGCGAGGCGCTGGCGGGTGAAATCTAAGAGGTCTGACATGTTGGAAATATCCCACATATCAGCCATGCGCTTCGAGTTGGAATTTTCCTCTTGTGAAGTTGGATTTCTCCAACTATCTTCACAAGCATGGAAACTGAGCTCAAGCGCCATCTGCTGACCCTGGTCGAAGCCTACGCAGGCGCGCTGGGCATCGGCGTCACGACTGTCTGGCGACAGGCAATCAACGATCCAGCCTTTCAAGAGAGGCTCCGGTCGGAGAACACGATCACGCTGCGCACCTACGATCGCGCCGTGGCCTGGTTCGCCGAGAATTGGCCGGAGACGTCGGCTTGGCCCGCCGAGGTGCCTCGTCGGATCGAGAGGGCCGCATGACGCCTTCACTCGACACGGCGTTTTCGCATTTTGCGGCGGTTCGGCCGGCGGCGCTCGTCGATCGAGCCTTCCTCGCCGAACATATCCCGCTGAGCTTCGACAGGGCGAACGGTGTTGTCGTTCACCGCCACCCTGTCGGTTCTCGGCTTCGCCAGCAGCGCCAGAAGCTGCCGGCCGTTCATTCCCAAACCCGAAACCACTGCACGCGACCTCCGCAACTCCACTGTGCATGAGCAGTCGCGCCTTCGACGCCTTCCCGCGACGGGACAGTTTTCGGCCTGATCCCCTGATTTCGAGGCTCCAATGCAACGAGACGAATGGTTCTTCCGGATCAAGACGGCGACGCGAGCGCTGGTGAAGATGATCGGCACTCATGAGGATGCCGGCGCCATCGCGGGCGTGTCCAAGACGCAGATGCATCGTTGGGCTCATCCTCAGGACAGCGACCTCATCACGCTGACCGCCGCGATGAAGCTCGAGGCCGAGTGCGGCATGCCGTGCGTGTCCGAGGTCATGGCGGCTCAGAGTGGGTTCCGCCTCGTGAGCGCCGAGGGCAAGGCCCCTCCCAACTGCATGGTCACGGCCTTCGCCGGTATCGCGGACGAGTTCGGCGAGGTGTCCGGCCGCGTCGCGGACGCAATCCAGGATGGCTTGGTTTCCCCGAACGAGCACACCGCGATCAACGATGCGCTGCACAAGCTGGCCGAGGCCGTTCGCGTAGCCAAGGGCACGAGCGCATCGCTCCGCGCTGTTGATGAGATGCGGAGGGCGTCATGAGCGACGGCCTCCTCGCGCAGACAATGCAGCGCATCATGTCGGTCCTCGACGAGATCGACGAGCGCAAGGCGGACATCAAGGAAATCTACGCCGAGGCGAAGTCGCATGGCTTCGACAAGGCCGCGATGGGCGTCGCCATCCGCGAGATCCGTGGTCGCGACAAAGCCCAGACACCGGCGGCCGAGGAGCGTGCCAGCATCGTCGAGCTCTACGTCTCGGCTTTCGACAAATCCCCTCGCACGTACGTGCATGTGCCCGCACGCGAGGCGGCCCCCCGTCAGAGCCCATCCGAGGGAGAAGTCGGAAGCGCCGTGAGATCCGGCGCACCAGTTCCTGAGATAGCCACCCCGGATAGTTTCCCCGCAGTCCAGAGCGAAGGAGCGGGCGGTGAAAGGCCGCAAGAAGGATCGGCTGAGCGCGAGGCCGGGGTTGGCTCGGAAGACTTGCCCTCGCAAGCCGATCATTTCGTCACGCCAGCCGGTGAGGGGGAGGGAGCCCGTTTCCCCGTCGATCCCTCGCCGGCGGCGGACGATCGCCCTGTCATCAAGGGGCTGGCTGCCGCGAACGCCATCGCGGCGCGCGCCTCGGTCCAGACGGACCAGCCCAAGCGCGAACTCAGCGGAGAGATGCCGGAAATCCCGGCCTTCCTCCGCCGGCCGCGCACTGATGCAGCCCTGTCGTTCGGAGAGCAGGCATGAGGCCTATCGTTGCGACGCGCGACACGGCCGGGCGCCTGACCTTCGAGCCGGCAGTGCCCAGGCCGGCGTTCAAGTGGACCGATACGCTTGACGCACGGCTCCGCATCCTCGCCCCTGATTATACGGCGGCGTCGATCGGCATCATGATAGGCGTCAGCCGGAACGCGGTGATCGGCCGGTGCCGCCGGAAGGGCATTGAACTCGGCAAAGGTGCGCCTGCGCCGGTGCGCAGGTCCCCGGTTTCTCCCAAATCCCCGGCACCGGCGCTGCCGACGTCCCCGGCCCCTGTGTTCGGCGTGCAGAAGTTCCACGCCTTCGGCGGCGAGTCCGATCGGACGAAGGTCGAGGCGATATCCAGGCAGCGCCTTACCCTGCAGGAGTACGCCGCTGCCAAGCCGACCCCAGCATGGCAGCCGAAGCGGGTCGGGTTCTTCGACATCCGCAACGGCCTCTGCCGCTGGCCGCTCTGGTCGAGCACGACCCCGTTCTCCGAGAAGTTCTTCTGCGGCCTGCCGACCGATGGCGGCGTCTACTGCGCGCACTGCAGCGAGCGCGGCACCTCCCCGAAGGCAACGGCATGGCTCGACAATCGCCTCGGCATCAGCAAGGCGAGGGCCGCGGCATGAGCTTCCCCGCCCGTCGCCAAGCCAAGGCCACGCTGCCCTATCTCGCCTACGAGAGCCGGCACAGTATGGCCAACCCGCCGCTGCTGGCCGTGCTCGACCGCGACACCGAAGACCGCGCCCTCATCATGTTCCGCGACGAGCTGCGGGACACGAAGGAAATCGCTTGGCGCCTTGAAGCGACAGAGGCCGCCGTCGCCAACGGCATTGCGAATGCTCGCGAGCGGGCGAGGGCGCGATGAACCGCGTCGAGCACCTTTCCGAAGACGTGACACTGTACCTGGGGGATTGTCTCGACATCCTGCCCGGTTTGTCGGCCGACCACGTCATTAGCGACCCGCCTTATGAAGACGAACTGCACGCTGCTGTCGGCAAGATCAATCGTATCCGGAATGACGGGCAACGCACCGTTGATGTCCTCGGCTTTGAGGGCGTCAACGCTGATCGCTCTGACATCGCTGCAGCATGCGTCGAGGCCTCGTCGGGATGGGTGATCCTATTCACGCTTGCGGAAGGCGTCCGTGCTTGGCGCGACGACCTGCAGGCCGCCAAAGCCAAATGGGACACCACGTGCTTTTGGGTGAAGCCGGACTCGTCGCCTCGCTTCAATGGGCAAGGCCCAGCGCGAGCCGCTGAATGCTTTGTGACGTGCTGGGCTGGAACTGGCTACCGCCGGTGGAACGGCGGTGGCAAGCGCGGCCTCTACACCCATTGCGTCAACACAGGGCGTCAGGGCGAGCACCCGACCGAGAAGCCCGTCCCGCTCATGGTGGAGATCGTGGGGGACTTTACCCAGCCCGGAGAAGCCATCTGCGACCCGTTCATGGGCTCGGGCACTACGGGCGTTGCTTGCGTTCGGCTGGGCCGCTCCTTCGTCGGCATTGAGCAAGATCCGAAGTGGTTCGACCTGTCGTGCCGTCGCATCGCTGACGAGTTGCGTAGGCCTCGTCTCCAGCTAGAGCCCGTCGCCAAGCCCGTTCAGGAGGCCATGCAGCTATGACGCGCACGGGCCTCTTCCAGTTTGTCCGTCATCATGCCGTGCCTGAGTTCCATCAGCGCGGCTGGATGGTCGTTGACGACCTCGGCGCCCGGCACGGCCTCTGGTCTGTGCTTATGTGGCACTGCGAATGCGGGAGCGTCGCGCCATGAGCCGCCCCGCCGCCAAGCCTGCCGACACCCGCGACCCGATCATCGGCCGCCGCATCCGGGTCCTCCGCGGCCCCTGCGCCGGCAAGGAGGGCAGGGCGGTCAACGCCTATCGCCAGCGCGTCGCCACTCCCGACCGCATCATGATCGAGCTCGACGGCTTCCTCCCTGGCTGGGGGATCAAGAGCCTCCTCACCGACGACATTGAGATTCTGCCATGACGAAAGCCGGCAAGCTCTGGACCAACCGTGACGTCGAAAAGCTTGAGGCCATGGCCGGCAAGCATCCCAACCGTGCCATAGCGGCTGCGCTCGGCCGCTCGCCGAAGGCTGTCCAGCGCAAAGCGATTGAGCTCGACATCAGGCTGCGCATGCCACCGCGGGCGCGAGCCCCGCTGATCGAGGTAGACGAGGCCGCCGCCCGTCGCCGATTCGAGCAATGCCCGGGCTACATGCGCCGGATCATCGAGAGCGTGTCGTTCAAGACGACCGTCCCGGTGGAAGCCATCTTGAGCCAGAGCCGCCGCCAGGATCGCATGCTCGCCCGGCGCATCATGATCTGGACCGTCGCCCGCGACACCAATTTCGCGATGTTCCGGATCGGCAAGCTTCTAGGCCTCGACCACACGACCATTCTCCACGCCATCCGCCGCCAGAACGACGCCACCGGCGAGAACGTGCGCGGCGTCGGTGGTGTCCGCCCTGAGACGAAGGAAGCGCAGGTTCGGTTCCTCGCGAAGCGGGCTGCGTCCGGGCGGTTTCAGGCGGAGGCGCTGACGTGAGCCGCATCGTCGCCGAGCAGACACTCGGGCAAGATCTAGCAGCCTGGCCGTTTGGGAAAGACGAATGACACGAGACCCATATGAACTGCTCGCATCTCGCGCGGCTTCACACGCTGCAAGCCACGTCGAGTTCATGCGCTCAACAGCAAAGGGGGATACCCCCATTGAGCAGCTTTTGTTCACTGCGCTGAGAGCAGTGATCGCCTATGGCGGCGTAAGCGTAAAAGAGGCCTATTTCGCTCACGATGAAGGGCATCTAGGACGCCTGAAATCTGAGGCAGATTATAAGGAGGATTCGATCTTCCTTCGAACTCAGGTGCAGCTTGTGGGATGGCGCGTCGATTTTCTCTTAGATGCTCCGGTTCTCAACTCGGCAGGCGACATCGATCACTGGCGTCAACTCGTCATCGAGTGCGATGGGCATGATTTTCACGAGCGGACAAAGGAACAGGCCGCCAAGGACCGCTCTCGCGATCGGGCCGCTAGCCTCGCTAAAATGACGGTATTCCGCTTCACCGGCGCCGAGCTGTGGCGCGACCCTTGGTCTTGCGCCAAGCAGGTCTGTGATTGGGCGACCAAGGTTAGGTGGGGGCATATCTGATGGCGCGCATCCGATCTATCCACCCTGGCCTATTCACTGACGAAGCCTTCATGACCGCGAGCGCCCATGCGCGCCTGCTGATCATAGGCATCTGGACAGAGGCTTGGGATGACGGGGTCTTCGAATGGAAGCCCCTCACGCTCAAGGCTCGGATATTCCCCGTCGACGCTGTGAACGTCGCCGATCTTCTGGCTGAGCTGGCTGGCCTTGGCTTCGTTCAGCAGTTCGACGCCGGAAAGCCTTACGGAGCTATCCGGAACTTCCAGAAGTATCAGCGCCCCAAAAAGCCCAACAGTTCCGGCGCACTCCCGGACTCACTGCGCGAATACGTCGGGTCGGTTCCGAACCAGTCCGGAACCGATGGGGAAAATCCTCCGCAGATGGAGGATGGAGGAGGAAGGGAAGGGGGAAAAGGAAACGAAGATACCGGCAAGCCGGCATCTTCTTCCGCCGGCCTGCCCGAAATCGATTTGGAAGAGGCAGAGCGCCGCTGCACCGAGGCTGCTGGCTCCGACCGTCTCGGCGACTTCGCCCCGATCCGGGAGATCATCCTCAGCGGCGGCATCGATCTGGACGAGGTGCTGGTCGCCATCCGGGCCCGTCCAGCCGCCAAAGGCGCCGTCAGCTCATGGAAGTTCTACGGCAAGGTTCTGCGGGACAAGATCGCCGAGCGCACCACGGCAACCCCGTCGTTCGGCCCGCCCAAGGTCTTCATCGCCAGGGATAGTCCCGAGTGGGATGACCGCTGCCGGGCTGCGAAGCACTCGCCGAGCCTCACCACCCAGCACGCCGAGACCAGGGCCGAGGGCTGGTACTTCCCGACGCCTCAGCCCCCATCGATCGAGAAAGCAGCCTAATGGCCCGAAAAAAGAAGCGCCCCCGGCCGATCCCTGAGATCGAGATCATCGAGACGCTGCAGCCGGCGCCGTCGGATCTCGACTTCGGCACGGCGGAGAAGCCCAAGCTCTGGTATCTCGTCTGGACGACGCCGCGGGGGGAGGCAAAGGCGGCCGATGGGCTGGCGGAGGCCGGGTGTCAGGTGTTTTGGCCGCATTTCGAGCGGGTCATTCGCCGCAAGAACAAGCCCGAGATCAAGAACCTGATCTCGACGTTCCCGCGCTACCTTTTCGCGTCAGGTCTGCCGAGGCTCGCGCAGCGGCTGACTGTCGTCGGCCCCGATGGAAAGACTGGCATCACGATCGACGGCCGGCCGATCGAGGACATCCGCGAGATTGATGGAATCGTCGCTGTTGTCCGGAACAGCCAGGGGTGGTGCAGCGTGCCCCGGGCTATCATCGAGATGGTCGCGGCTTATCAGGGCACAGTCGCGCATCCGGTCCCGCCGGCCGTTCCGGTCAGGAGGCTCGATGCCGAACCGGGCGACCGCGTCGTCGTTATCGATGGTCCGTTCGCCAGTTTCCAGGCGACGGTGGCCGATGTGCTCGGGCTGGAAGTTGTCCGCGTGCTTGTCGATCTCTTCGGGCGCCAGACCCCCGTCGATCTTGATCCGAGACAGATTGAGGTACGGGAGCGCGCGAAAGGTGTTGACGACCGTTTCGCCGCCTGACATAGAGAGATTCATGGTTTGTTCGGTAGTGTGATCGCCATCCCTTCGGCTCGATCTCACGAACCCCGCGCCGCCCCCTCGGGCGGGACCATGCGAAGCTTTGTCCAGCGACTGCGGATGTACCAGCGCATAGGACGACAGGAGCCCGGCCGAGAGGTCGGGCTTTTCGTTGTCAGCGTTGCGTTGGTTTGCTCAGGAGCCCCGCTTCGATCGCGAGCTCGATATCGATTTCTGCAATGTCTGCACTGGTCAGTCTCAGATCGCGTCTCAATCTTCGCTGGGTGATGAAGTCGATCGGCAGGGTCGGTCGGCGCAGCTGTTCAGGCGCCGGCTGCTTTCGGCTTTCTTGTGTAAACATCCGCTGGGTACATCTGCAGCGGGCACTTGGATGCATCGGCATCGTCCGAGGTTTTGATGGGACGCCCCTCTGATTTCAGTAGCGACGCCGAGGCCACGATCCTCGACATCATTCGCGACGGTGGGACGCTCGACAAAGCGGCCGAAGCCGCGAAAGTGAGTGCGCGCACGATCCTCCGCTGGCTCGACGCCGATGAGGAGTTTCGTCGCAAGTACACGCAGGCGCGCGAGGATCAGGGCGATTGGTTCGCCGACAAGATCGCCGACCTTGCGACCGATGACACGAAAGAGCCGGCCGACATCACTGCGCGCGTCAATGCGCTGAAATGGCTTGCCGGCAAGCGGAAGCCCAAGGTCTACGGCGACAAGATCGTAGCTGAGCACACTGGCAAGGATGGAAAGGATCTCCCGGCTCCGACGCCGGTGACGATCTTCCAGCTTCCCGACAATGGCAGAGGCTGAGAAGGGGCAGGGCGCCCCGACGATCATCAGGCCGCAGCCTGGCCCGCAGACGACGTTCCTTTCGTCGCCAGCCGACATCGCCATCTATGGCGGCGCGGCGGGTGGCGGGAAGACTTGGGCGCTCCTGATGGAGCCACTTCGGCACGTCAACAACCCCGCATTCGGTGCGGTGTTCTTCCGGCGCAACCTGACGCAGGTCAGGAACGAAGGCGGCCTCTGGGACGAAAGCGAGAAGCTCTATCCTCACCTCAGCGCGGCGCCCCGATCGGCGCCTGATCTGAGTTGGACATTTCCTTCGGGAGCGGGGGTGGCGTTCGCCCACCTCGAGCACGACAAGACGATCTACAACTGGCAAGGATCGCAGATCCCGCTGATCTGCTTCGACGAGCTGACGCATTTCAGCGCCAAGCAGTTCTGGTACATGCTCAGCCGCAACCGCTCGATGTGCGGTGTCCGGCCCTATGTGCGGGCGACCTGCAACCCCGACGCGGATAGCTGGGTCGCCGAGTTCATATCGTGGTGGATCGATCCCGAGACCGGGTTCGCAATCGCGGAGCGAGCCGGCGTCCTGCGCTGGTTCATCCGCATCGGCGATGCGATCATCTGGGCAGACAGCCCTGATGAACTGGCACACCACACGAACCCGCTGACCGGCGAGCCTATCCCGCCGAAGTCGGTGACGTTCATCCCCGCCAAGCTGAGCGACAACGCTCTGCTGATGGCGGCGGACCCTGGCTACCTCGCCAACCTCATGGCGCAGCCGACAGTCGAGCGCGAACGCCTCCTCGGCGGTAACTGGAAGATCCGGCCCGCGGCGGGCCTGCTGTTCCAGCGCGGGTGGTGCGAGGTCGTCGACGCACTGCCGGCGCGCATCGTTCGGTGGATGCGGGGTTGGGACCTGGCAGGAACGCCGAAAATCGAGGGCAACGACCCCGACGCCACCGCTGGGGTCAAGATCGGCCTTCTGACGGACGGCCGCTACATCGTCGCGGACCGTGTCGCGGATCATCTTTCCCCGGCAGGCGTCGAGACCCTGATCAAGAACACGGCCTCGGCCGACGGTCGCGAGGTTCATATCTCGCTGCCGCAGGACCCAGGCCAGGCCGGCAAGTCGCAGGTCCAGAATCTGGTCAAGCTGCTCAGTGGCTATGCCGCACGGGCGACGCCGGAATCGGGCGATAAGGAGACGCGGTTCAGACCCTTCTCCGCGCAAGCGGAGGCCGGCAACGTCCTAGTGCTCCGCGGGCCGTGGAATGAGCAATGGTTCTCCGCGCTGGAGGGCTTCCCTGAATCGGCACACGACGACGATGCCGACGCCACGAGCCGAGCCTTCAACGCGTTACTCGACAGGTCGCGCTTCACCCTCGCCAACGTGAGTTGATGCATGACCCTGACGTCAGACACTTTGATGAACCTGACGTCTGGCCTGGGGACCATCAGGGACAAATCGACCGGCGGCATGTTCGTGCTGCCGCTGCTCGACAAGGGGCAGGTCGACAACGCCTACCGGGGCGACTGGATCGCGCGGAAGATCGTCGACGTCCCGGCGTTCGACGAGACGCGTGAATGGCGCGACTGGCAGGCTGATAAGCCACAGATCGAGAAGATCGAGGCGGAGGAGGCGAGGCTTTCCGTTCAGCGGAAGGTGATGCAGGCCCGCAAGCTGGCGCGGCTCTACGGCGGCGCGGTGCTGTTCATCGGCACTGGCGATCGTGACCCGATGGCCGAGATCCGGCCAGACGGCATCAAGGCGGGCGGGCTGAAATACCTGCACGTCTTCAGCCGCCACGAGATGATCGCCGGCGAGCTCGACCAGGACCCGCTCTCGCCATTCTATGGGGAGCCGATCAAATACACGCTGGCCGGCCGGCAGGACATGGTCGACATCCACCCGTCGAGGGTGGTGCGCTTTGTAGGTGCCGAGATCCCCGATCGCGCCGTGGCCTACGATAGCTGGGGCGATACGGTGCTGCAGGCGGTCTATGACGCGGTCATGCAGGCCGGCAGCGCCGCCGCGGCCATCGCCGCCATGCTGCAAGAGGCCAAGGTCGATATCGTCCGCGTTCCCGAGTTCATGGAGAGCTTGGCCACCGAGGAATATCGCAGCAGGCTGCTGCAGCGTTTCTCGCTGGCGAACACTGGAAAGTCGATCACCAACACCCTCCTTCTCGACAAAGAGGAGGAATGGTCGTCGAAGCAGATCAGCTTCGCCACGCTGCCGGATGTGCTCAACACCTACCTGCAGATCGCCTCGGGCGCTGCGGACATCCCAGCCACGCGTTTGCTAGGCCAGACGCCCGGCGGGCTTCAGTCCACGGGGCAGAGCGACATTCGGAACTACTACGACCGGATCAGCGCAGGGCAGAACCTCGAGCTCCGGCCGGCACTCTCACGCCTCGACGAGATCTTGATCCGCTCGGCCCTCGGCTCCAAGCCCGACGCGGTCCACTACACCTGGGCCCCGCTCTGGCAGATGACCGAGGTTGAGAAAGCCGAGGTCGCGCAGAAGAAGGCCAAGGCGGTGAAGGACATCGCCGACACCGGGCTCATCCCGGATCAGGCCTTCGCCCGCGGCGTCCAGAACATGTTCGTCGAGGATGGGACGTTCCCCGGACTCGACGCCGCGCTCGAGGAATTCGGCGACGAGCCGGGTGAAAACGACGCCGAGGCAAAGGCAGAGGCCGCGCGCCTCAACGCCGAGCTGGAGCGCCAGCAGGCGGCCGAGGAATGAACATCCAAGCATGGATGCGCGAGGCTCGGACGACGAAGCGCAAGCGGGTGGTGCTGAGGCCGATCCCGGCAACGGTGGCATTCGAGGCGGCGCTTCTGGCCCCAACCAATCGGCTGCTGCGTCGCATGGCCGAGCAGGTCGCACAGGACGTCCTGCCGGCGGCCATCTCGGCCAAGGCCCAGATGATGCGCGACGACCTGAACTGGTTCGAGCGCGCCATGCGGGCGCTGCGGGATTTTGCAGACGGCTTCGTCGATGGCCTGCGCTCGGAATGGCGCGACGCTTTCGGCTCGGAGGAAGAGCGCAACCGTCGGCGGTTCAATGAGGCGGTCCGGTCGGCGATCGGAATCGACCTCGGCGCGGTCATCCAGGCCGAGGGCATCGGGAACACGATCGACGCGGCGGTGCTGCGCAACGTCTCGCTGGTCCGTGGGCTTTCTCAGGATGTCGCGCGCCGGCTCTCCGCCAAGCTGCTCGGTGCTCTGACCCGCGGCCTCAACAACCGCGAGATCGAGCGGATCATCTCGTCCGAGTTCGGCATTGCCCGCCGGCGCGCCAAGCTCATCGCCCGCGATCAGGCCGCCAGCTTCAACGGCGACATGAACCGCATTCGTCAGCAGGCGATGGGCGTCACCGAATACGTCTGGTCGACGTCGCTCGACGAGCGCGTCCGCGGCAATCCCGAGGGCAGGTATCCGAACGCCCGGCCATCCCATTGGGATCGCGAGGGCAAGACGTTCAAATGGTCGAGCCCGCCGCAAGACGGGCATCCCGGCCAGCCGATCAACTGCCGCTGCACTGCGCGCGCGGTCATCGTGTTCTAGCCGTCAAGCCAAGGCGGTTCGCCCGGGCCATAGATATAGTCATTGGCGATATAAAACTGGCCGGATTTCTTTGGGCCATAAATATGGTCGTTTCTTATATAGTATTGCCCGCTGTTCTTAGGTCCGTATATGTAAGTATTTCTGACATAGTACTGGCCCGATTGTTTCGGCCCATAAATATATCCGTTTTTTATATAGTACGTTCCACTCATGATCGCCTCCCCAGGGCTGATCCTAGAACGACCAATCCGGGATTGCCATGCTCTTCACTGACAAGATTGCCTTGGACGGCACGCGCCGTACCGGGGACGGCTACCTCGTGGCTGACGCCAAGGTCGCCCGCACCGGCATCCAGATTTACCACGGCCGCGAGGTCGGGAAGCCCGAGATGGATCAGGTCCGGGTCTTCCGGCCAGAGGCCGAGGTCTTCAGCGACAAGGCGCTCGCGTCGTTCGCGCATCGGCCCGTCACCAACGATCACCCGGCCGAGGCCGTCGGCGCCCGCAACTGGAGGCAGCACAGCGTCGGCATGACCGGCGGCGACATCGCCCGCGACGGCGAATTCGTCCGCGTGCCGATGACGGTCATGGATCAGGCGGCGATCGACGCGGTCGAGGCTGGCAAGCGCGAGCTCTCCATGGGCTATGCCTGCGACCTCGACTTCACCGCTGGCACCACACCCGCCGGCGAGGCCTACGACGCCATCCAGAAGAACATCCGAGGCAACCACCTCGCAATCGTTGCAGCCGGCCGAGCCGGTCCGCAATGCCGCATCGGCGACAGCTGGGCGGCCATCCCACCTCCAATGGAGACGCCCATGAAGACCCTCATGGTCGACGGCATCACCGTCGAGATGTCCGATACGGCCGTGCAGGTCGTCGGAAAGGTACTGCAGCAACTCAACGACGCGAAAGCGACCGTCGACGCGCAGGACAAGAAGATCACCGACCTCACCACTGCGGTTTCGACCAAGGACGGCGAGATTGCCGTGCTCAAGAAGCAGGTCGAGGACGGCAAGATGACGCCGCAGCAGATCGACGCTGCGGTCGTGGCCCGATCGGCCGTCATCGCCGATGCCAAGGCCATCACCGGTGCCGAAGTCACCGCAGACGGAAAGACCGATTCCGACATCCGCCGCGCCGCGGTCGATGCCAAGCTCGGCGATGCCGCCAAGGGGATGGACGACGCGGCCATCGCCGGCGCGTTCAAGGCCCTGCGAGCTTCGGTCGGCGATGCCGATACCGACCCGGTCCGTCGCCTGTCTATCGACGGCCTGAAGCAGGTCGGCGACGCGCGCCAGCAGGCCAACGACGCCTTTTCCAAGAGCGTCACCGACCTCAACGCCTGGCGGAAGGAGGGCTGACCGATGCCCATGACTTTCAAGCAGAACATCGACGCCTACGCCGTTGGCCGCCGCGCCAACATGGAGGAGTGGACCACCATCACGCGGACGAAGGAGGGCTCCGGCACTCTGGCGTTCGGCGTCCCGGTCATGCCAGGCACCGGTGCTCACACCTGCATCGTCCTCGACGCCACGAACGGCCGCAACGTGTTCGGGATCACCGAGGCCGTCGCCGTTCTCCCGCGTCCGGGCGACACCTACGCGCAGTACGACAACGTCGCCATCTGCGAATCCGGCGTCATCGGCGTGCTTCTCGGCGCCAACGTCACCAGGGGAGCTCAGGCTCGTTTCAACACGGCGAACGGCACCTGGACCGGCGCGGCTCAGTCCGCATCCGTCGTCACCATCCCCGGCGCGCAGTTCGACGAGGATGGCTCCAATGGGGCAGTCGGAATCGTCCGCTACCGCCGTCCCGTTCCCTCTGTCTCGGTTTCGGGGTGATCCATGCACAATCTCATCGGTCATAACGGCGGGCCGCTGCTCAATGACGCGCAGGCCTTGGCCTTCGTTCAGGGCCAGGCCTACAAGGTCAACCAGACGGTCTATGAGGCCCGTTTCCCGGACTGGGACTACGCTCGCCTCGTGTTCGTCGACACCAGCGGCCCCGCGTGGTCGCCGGGCGTCCTGACCTATACGTCGGATCTCACGGGCAAGGCCAACTGGCAGTCCGGCGCCGCGAAGGACATCCCGCTCGCTGACGTGTCCCAGGACATGCAGCTCAGCACGTTCCATCTCGCCGCCATCGGCTACCAGTACAATATCGAGGAGGTGAACGCGGCCATTCAGGTCGGCGCTTCTCTCCCGAGCCGCCGCGCTCGCGCTGCGAAGCTCGCCTATACCAAGTTCATGTGGGACCTGACGATTGCCGGGTCCACCGAAAAGGGGAAGGCCGGCCTCATCAACAACGCGGGCATCACCGCCGCGGCGGCAGCCGCCGACGGCACAGGCTCGGCGCGCCACTGGATGGCGAACGATGGCACCGTCACGAAGACGGCCCAACAGATCATGCGCGACATCAACCAGGCTCTGACCGGGACGAATGTTTCGACGAACACGGTCGAGTGGGCAGATACGGTCCTGCTGCCGGTCGAAGCGTTCAACCTGATCTCCTCGACGCCGTTCAACTCGCTCGGCGCCGACACGATCCTGTCCTGGCTGCTCCGGACCAACAACTACACGCTGACGACGGGGCGCCCGCTCACCATCCGTGCGATGCCTCAGCTTCGCACGGCTTCGACCCAGACCGTCGTCGGCGGCGGCCGTCTGGTCGCCTACAAAAACGACCAGAACTACGTGAAGCTCAACCTCCCGATGCCTCACCAGTTCTTGCCGGTCTACCAGGACGGTCCGCTCAACTGGCAGGTGCCCGGCATCTTCCGGACCGGCGGTCTCGATTTCCAGACCCTGGCGACCTTCTACTACCTCGACGGCATCCTGCCGGCGCCGGCGTGATCGCCTGAACTTGGCCGCTCGGGATAGCCCGGGCGGCCGCTCCAATAAGCCGAGGTCACATGGCGTATCACCTGAAGAACCTCTCGCATTTCCCTCTGGATGTACCGTCGCTCAATGGGCCGATGATCCTGCCGGCCTACGGCGAGATCACAGCTGACCTGAGCGCCTACGAAGCCGAGGTCATGCGGCACTCGCAGATGGTCGAAATCTCGGACGCCGACGAGGCTGAGCCGGATATCGACGATCTCCGCAAGCAATACGCCGATCTCGTCGGCGAGCAGCCCGACAAACGCTGGGGCGCCCCGCGTCTCCAATCCGAGATCGACAAGGCGCTGGCCGCCTGAACGAAGGACAGAGCCAATGCCCAAGGCCCCGCTCTACACCGTCTCCAATCCGGCCAAGGAGCCGCGTTTCGCTGAGATCGGCATCCGCAAGGAGCCGATCGACGCGGGCCTCTCCAAGGAGCTCGCAATCAGCGCCGAGACCGCGGCCGACTTGGCTGGTCAGGGCTTCAAGGTGACCGGGCCCGACGGCAAGGCCGTCTCCGGGCGGAAGGCCAAGGCCGACTGATGCCCTACGTCATCCCGACGCTCAGCCAGTTTCGGACGAAGTTCCCGACCTTCGCGGGCGTCGGCGACGACACGATCAACGCGGCGATCCAGGAGGCTTCGGCTTCGGTCGATCGCTCTTGGATCGAGGCCGACTATCAGCCGGCCATCCTCTATCTCGCTGCGCATATCCTGACGGTCGATGGCGCTCTTTACGGGGACATCGGCTCGATCGGCGGCGTGATCGGCGCCGGACTGGTCAGCGAGGCCAAGGTTGGCGACGTCCAGGTGAAGCTGGGCAGCGCTGGCGGCGGGGCAGGTGGAGGCGGCTCGTCCTCCGGCTACGCGTCGACGCCCTACGGCCGCCGCTACATGGAACTGCTTCGCCGGAACCAGCCCGCTATCGCATTGGTGTGATCCATGGTCGCCATCAGGACGAAGGTCACGCTCCGTCGTCGCGGCAACCTGGCCAACCACATCGCGAAGATCGAGAAGGGCGTCGCGGGACCGACGGCGGTCAAGGTCGGTTTCCCGGCTGGGAAAGCTGACGCGGACGTCGTCTCGATCGCGATATGGAACCATTTCGGCACCTCGCGCGGCATTCCGGCGCGTCCCTTCATTACCATCGCCATGTTCAAGAACCGCCGGGAATATCGGGCGGCGCTGCGAAAGATTGCCAAGGCGACGGTCGAGAACGGCACGCCTCTGGTCGCGCAACTGCCCAAACTCGGCGCGCTCGGTGCTGGCAAGATCCAGGACCAGATTGCGGCCAACACGCCGCCGCCCAACGCGGCTTCGACCGTTCTGCGGAAGGGCTCATCCCGAACGCTGATCGATACCGGCCGCATGCGCCAGAGCGTGACGTGGGAGGTCGACAAGTGAGCCTGTTCGCTCTGGCTGGTCTGGCCGTCGACATCGCGGCCACGCCTCACACGCTGCGCACCTGGCCTGCCGGGTCTTATGTCGAAGGCAAATGGACACAGGGCGATGGGGTCGAGGCGCCAATCCGCGCCATCATGCAGGCGCCGTCTGCCCGCGACCTCGAAAGCCTGCCGGAAGGCGAGCGCACCGAGGGGCTGGTGACGGTCTGGTCGCGCACACCGCTCAATTCCGCCGACGAGGACGATCGCACCCGCGCCGACGAGGTCATGAACGCGCGCGGCGAGGCCTATCGCGTCGTGAAGGCTCAGGACCGGGCCGAGGGCGGCTTTTACCGCGCGATTGCGAGGCTCATCACCCATGATCGAGGACGAAGCGTACCGGAGCCTGTGGAGCTACCTTAAGCGGGTCGACGACAATGCTTCGCTGATCGACCCGAGCCGGACGAAACTCGTCGAGATCATCTGGGATAACCAGGGCGCGCCGCGGCCGAAAGGCCCATACGCCATGATCCAGTTCCTCACCGATCGCGATACCGGCGAGATCGATGGGGAGTGCTACGAAGAGCGGGACATCGACGGTGAGGGCCGCATCGTCCTCTCCAAACACCGCGGCGTCGAGCTGCTGTTTCGGATTCACGTCTATGCGCCGCGCCCGGTCGTCTTCGCCGGGCTGCTGGCGGCCGGGCTGCGCTCCGGCGAGGCCTCGGTCTGGATGGCGCCATTCGTCGTCCGTGAGGTCGGCGAGGCCACTCGCGAGCCCGAGATGATCCAGCAGACGCCAGAGGGCCGGGCGCAGTTCGACGTCACCCTCGGCGCCATCGCCACCGACCAATTGCTCGTCGACGTCATTGAGACGGGCGCCGTCACCTTCGAAGGGCAGGGCGGCACGACCGTCACCCGATCGCTCACCTACCTGAAACCCTGAGGAGCCCGCATATGGCGCGCTTGCCCTATTCCCGCGTCGTCGACGTCACGTTGACGCGCCAGGATCGCTTCGCCGTTGCGACCGGCTTCTCAGTCGCGCTGATCGTGCAGCCGGAGGTGATCGCCGGCATCCTGGACGCGGATCACCGGACGAAGCTCTATTCGACGCTGCTCGAGGTGGCCGCAGACTTCGACGAGGCAGATGCGGCCTACAAGGCGGCCGCCGCCATGTTCGCGCAGAACCCGCGCCCCCGGCAGATCAAACTGGGGTACCGCAATGCGGCCAACTCGATCACGAGCGAGCTCAACGCGATCTACGCCGCGGACTCGGACTTCTACTGGCTCGGCTTCACCGCCGAGATCCGCGACACGATCAGTCAGCAGCTCGCCGCCGACTGGGCCGAGACGAAGCCGGTTCTCGCTGGCCTGGATTCGAATGACATCAGCACCGAGAGCCCGGCGGCCGAGCCGGACAAGACCTCGACGGTCACGATCAGCATCGCGTCGCCCGGCGTCGTCACCTGGAACGCCCATGGCCTGCAGAACGGTGATCAGGTCGTTCTCACCACCTCGGGCGCGCTGCCGACCGGCATGACGGCCGGCACGACCTACTACGTCGTCAACCAGGCGACGAACACCTTCCAGCTCGCGACGACGCCCGGCGGCTCGGCCGTGACCACAACCGGCACGCAGAGTGGCACCCACACCGCCACCTCGCCGCAGTTCGGCGGCTCGATCGCCGAATACATCAAGAGCAAGGGCTATGACCGGTCGTTCGTGTTCTACCACACGGATGCGACGCTCTATGGCGCCCTGGCGATGTTGGCCTACGCGTCGACGCGCGATCTCGACCGCGGCAACCTGCTCGCAGCGCAGCGCGGCGACATCAATTCCGGCAATGCCTATACGGTCAAGTTCAAGAAGCTCGCCGGCATCACGCCGCTGAACAAGAGCTCGGCCGTCGTTCAGGCGATCACGGGCTTCGTGCCGGGCCTCGGGCTGAACCCCGCGCAGGGGCACTTCGCCAACACCTATGTCGACATCGGCGGCCTGCCGATGGTCGTCGAGGGATCGGTCGGCTCGGCTGCCTTCATCGACGAGATCCACGCTTCGGACTGGATCGTCGCGCGCATGCAGGAGGCCCTGCTCTCCACGCTCGCGAACAACGCGCGGGTGCCCTACACGAACCCCGGCGTCGGCATGCTGACCAACACGGTCGACGGCGTGATGCGCCGGGCGGTTGCCGCCGGCGTCGTTGCCGCGGACTTCGCCGACGACGCGACCGAGATCGTCCCCGAGTACACGATCAGCGTCGACAGGGTCGAGAACATCCCGGCCTCGCAGCGGCGCAACCGCATCGCCCCCGACATCAAGGTCGATTTCCGTTACGCCGGCGCGATCCACTACGCCTCGGCCTCGATCACGCTTCGGTTCTGAAGGGAGCCTGACACATGGCCGTGAATTGCGCCCCGCTGACGCTGTACAGCTTCGACAACGTTGTCGTCACGATCGACGGCCGAGAGGTGATCGGCGTATGGGAGGGCGACGATGCCGTCCTCGTCGAGCGCCCGACTGACCTCGGTTCGGCGCTCACCGGCGCCGACGGCGCCTCTGTCGTCTCGATCACTGCGGACCAGTCCGCGACCGTCACGCTGAAGCTGCAGCCCAACTCGGCGATGAACGCCTATCTCGAGCAGGCCGTGAAGCGGATGCGGATGGGTTCGCAGCGCCTGCTGAACATTGCGATCCGCGATACCTCCACGGGCGAGGGCGGCGGCTGCTCGGCCGCGGTCGTCATCCGCGAGCCCTCCAAGTCCTGGGGAGCCGCGGCAACCGAGCGCGAGTGGCAGATCTTCTGCAACTGCTGGCAGGAGAACGACATCTCCTACAATCCGGCGGCCTAGCCCTTCGGCTTGAGCATCGCCATCAGGTCGCTAGGCTCCGGGATCGGAACAGGGCTCATCGCCATCATCGTCTGCGGCGCGATCCCGGCTTTCAGTGCCAGCGCCTGCAGGATCACCGTCTGGATGATCACCATCTCCCTGAGCTGCGAGACTTCCATCTGAAGGCGATCGAGGCGTTCGGTCGTGTCATCCATCATCGCGCAGCACCCGTTCTACGACTAGGTTTGCGCTATCAATCGCCGGAGCTAGCACCTCAAGATAGCGGTGAGCATTTTCATCAGCGATCTCGCTGTTCTTCAGTCGTTTCAGGACAGCGGCGCGGATGCCCTCGACTGCCTCTCGCCCGCCTGGCTGTCTAAGCAAAACGCGAAGCGCCTCTTCGGCGACCATCTCCGGGCCGAGCGCGGCGCTCACAAGCCGCTGGATATCTGGGTTGCTCATCCGTCTCTCCGTGGATGCCCCATCGAAGCTGATCCGGCCGGCGCCGGCAACGGGATATTTGAGGCTCTCGTCCCATGGCCTGCTCATCCTGTGCCGCCGCGCGCCAGGCGCTGATCGCCGCTGCCGGCAAGGCGGCTCGAGGCCAGATCAAAGCTGCAGCCTCATCCGTCCGTGAAGCCATCGACCACGCGCGCGAAAGCGATCGCATCCGCGCAATCACGCGACGCTGAGGGCCGACGGGCGCGAGGAAATGCTGCTGTTATCGAAAAGCGCCTTTTGACCCGTATTGCTTACAAGAAATCGCCATCCGTTTAAATTCGCTCTCAGCTTCTGCAATACTGTGTTGATACCCGCCGTCGGCAAAACGCCGCTTCAGATCGTCGCCATCTTTCACGCACATTCTCTCTTGCCACATCCGTCGCAGCTCGGCGTCAAGGTCTTTGTTACCAGGCCAGGACTGCCCGCATCGCTTGCCAACTACGACTGCAAGGGCGGCCTTTGACAAGGATTCAGTGGAATGTTGAACGCATTCCGCGCTTAGCGGCGACAACTGCATCGCCAAGGAGACGATGATGAGAGTCAACGTGGTGCGCATCGCGTCCCTCGCAAGCACCCGAGCTCTTCAGTCGGGTAAATACAACTGCGCCGTTCCATCGAGAATTACAATCAATCGAACGCTGTTGCGACGTGGGGACTTTCATGGCTGAGAAGAAGATCAACGGTCGGACAGTGCGCTATGACCGGCTGCCCGGAGACCAGGCGCTCGACCTGATGCTCCGCCTGCTGCAGCTCCTCGGAGAGGGCGACACCCTCTTGGAATCGGTGCTCACGGCGGATGAAGGCGAAAGCGACAAGCTCGCGATCGTGGGTCTCCTCAAGTTCGCGAAGAACATGAACGTGCCCGAGGTGAAGGGCTTCATCCTGGAGATGGTCGGGTACTGCCGCATCGACGGAGCGCCGGCGATGGCGGGCGTCATGGACCTCGCCGAAATCCTGCAGACCGCGCGCTTCGCCATCCAGACGGAGTTCGGCAGTTTTTTCGCCGACGGCGCGGGCTCGGTCCTCCTGAAGGCGGCCCGGGCGGCGTAAGCCTCTCTGCCTCCCAGGTCCGCGCCGTCGCGCCGAACCTCGACAAGCGGGCGTGGTTGCTGCGCCCCGTGATGGCCGATCCACCCCTCTGCTCACTGGGCGAGATCAAGACGATCCTGACCATCGACGATATCGCCGACCTGCATGAGGTGCTCGACCTGAAGGAACACATGGCGGCGAAGGCGATTGAGCAGGCCGCTAGAAATCGATAACGGCCCTGTTACCGCAAAGGCAGATTTCGGCCGTGCAGCCGGGCAAAGGGAGATCGGGAGCTACGGCAGCCCAAGACTTTCCGACGAACGCGCGCGACTGCCCGCAGCCGGTTTCGCTGTCACGGATGAACTCAACGATCTGCCTGGGCCCCATCGTTTGAACCATCCGGTTGAGATCGCGCCGGTTCGAAATCGACGCTATGCTGTGTCTCACGAGCTTGCGCTCTGCCCCCTGCGGATCTTTTTGTGCCTCGGGCGCCAGGCAGAGGAAGAATTCCGCCGACAACTTCAGCCTCCGATCAAGATTGAAGGATCCTAGGTCGTCCGGGGTCATGAAGGGCTCATGATTCGAGGGTCTGGATCGGACTTCAAGGGGGTTGGGCCCTAGCAGCCGGACCATGTCGGCCTCGCGAGCGGGAGCGGCCACACGAGCAACTCGAACAGCGTGAAAAAGCATCATCTGAACGCCGCGTCCGGTCAGCGGGTAAGGCCAAAGGGCAGAGCCCGTCTCGTTACGGGCTTTGGCGAAGAGCCGTCTGATGAAGCTGAGCATGGCCGAATCTCATGGGACACCGGCTCAGAATATCCCCTTTCCGAATCCGGCGGGTCAAAGCATCCTGCCGCAAAAGGGAGGTGGAGATGCGAACGGTGATCATTACTGCGGCGGTTGTGGTCGCAGGCGTTGCCTCGGCGCAGGACGGAAAAAACGCCGCGATCAAGGCCGTGGCTGATGTCACGGCGGCCGCGCCCTATTGCGGCTTCGAGGTTAATCGGGACGCTATCGAGAAGTACCTGACGGAGCGCGGTGTTTCACGGTCTAGGCCAGCCGATGCCGAAGCACTGGAGCGCGCCTTCTATCAGGCAGGCTCAGGGTGGCGCGTCACCGGCTCGGTCTATGGCAAAGGCAAGCCGCAGTTCGATGCGCCATGCCAACAAGCAGAGAGCGCCTTCGGTCCTCAGGGTACGATCCGCTCTGGCCTCATCAGATTGAAATAGCGTCGCCGCCACGCGCGGCAGAATTGCTGCGCGAGGTGAGATGATCCTAGACGAGCTGATCTCCAAACTCGGCTTTGAGGTCGACGGCATCCAAAAGCTCCGCGCGGCGCGGAAGGAATGGGACAAGACCCTCAAGGCGTCGGCCAAGGGCAACAAGACCCTCATCGCCACGAGCCGTAGCACGGCTGTCGCCGCAACGGGCGCCTCTCGCCTCGGCACTGCTCTGCGCACGATCTTGGGCGTCTTTGCCCGCCTCCTCACCGTAGCTGCCGGCGTTGCCGCCGGTGTTGCTGCGGTCGGGACCGCCTTCGTCATCGCGGGTGTCCGCGCGGCGCGGGCGCGCCGGGCATTCGTCCTGACGGCAAAGGAGATGGGCACGACCGGCCAGAACATGGAGACGCTGGGCAATATCCTCCGCGTCGCTGGCTTCGGTGATGGATTCGAAGCCGAGGCCAAGAAGGTTGTCGGGGCGATCGACGAGATCGCCAAGACCGTTCGCAAGGGCGGCGACGATGCTGCCGAGGCCAAAAAGAAATTCCAGGGTTTCGGAATCAACGACTCGTTCAACGTCGATCCGAAGACCGGCAAGAGCCGAGACACCGCCGCGATCGCGCTCGATGTCTTCCAGGCATACAAGCGCGCGACCGAGCAGGCAGCCAATCTTCGCAAGGAAGCCGATGCGATCGGCAACAAGGCGCCCCGCAAAGCCGCGGCGCTGCGCAAGAAGGCGATCGAGCAGGACCGCAAGACCGATCAGCTCGCCGAGGACGCAGGCATCGGCGGTCGGCTTCGCGTGCTCCTCGACAGTATCGCTTTAAAGGATCTGCCAGAGCTCGTTCGAAAGGCGGCCAGCCTTTTCCCCACCACGTCCAACAAGTCGGAAGGTGACCGCGACAACGTCGCTCGCCAGGCAGAAGATGCGGCTCTGAAGGCGAGCGCCCTCTTGGAAGGTACTGCCGACCGCCTCACCGAGATCGGTGTCGCGCTGGCGACCCACGTGCTCCCGCCGCTGAACGCCTTCCTCGACAAGCTGGTGTCGTTCGGCAAGGCGACCGGCTTGATCGCGGAGACGGGCCCCGAGCGGGACGCGCGCCAAGAGAGTGAGCGCGAAGCAAGGAGGGCCGAATCGTTCAGCACTCCGCGCACCCAAGGCGAGGCCGAGAAGGCTGCCGAGCTCTCGCAGAAGCGTTTTGAGGACAGCATCGAAGCTGCCGCGGAGAGGGCTCGACAGCGTCGACGTCAGAGCCGCGAGGGCGAGACCGGCAGCGCGCCGGCCGCACCAGATCGGCAAAGCCGCCTCACCGACGGCTACCGGCTGTCTCAGAACGCTGAGGATCGCCGCCGCACCTCCGAGCCGGCCAGGTCCGCATCTAGCCCCACCGCGGCGCCATCCTCCGAAGGCTGGCTGCAGTATTTCCGCCGGATGCTCTCGCCGGAGGCCAACGCCTCGAAGCTTCAGAAGACCGCCGAGCAGAAGACCGTGAACCAGTCCGACTTCGGCAACGACCAGCGGAGCATCACGAACAACGTGACCGTGAACGGCGCGCCGCAGGAGGGTCTTGCTTCGGCTGTCGCTGGCGCGGTCAATCAGGCCGTCTCGCGGATCAAGGCATCGAACGCAAGCACAGCAGGAGCCGGGGCGCCGTGAGCTGCATCCTCATCTCTCGCTCGATCGGCGGCGTCTTTGTGGATGTGGTGGTATCGGAGACGCACGAGTCCGAGATCGAAATCCCGAAGCATCCCGTCGAGAAAGGTGTGAAGATCAGCGATCACGCGTGGCGCCTGCCTCGCAAGGTGACGCTGGAGTCCGTCGTCGATGGTCCGCGCGCCGTTGCTGCTTATCAGCAACTGCTAGACCTGCAGGAACGGCTTGAGCCATTCACGCTGGTGACCGGCCTTCGCGTCTACAACGATATGATGCTGATCCGGATCACGCCGGAGCGGGACCGCGAACACAGTCGCGTTCTGAAGTTCGAGGCCGAGCTCGAGGAAGTCCGGATCGTCAGCACGGAGACGAGCGCGGGCGGCGGTTCAAGCCAGAGCGACAAGGCCCAAGGCACCACCAAGCGCGGCCAGGTCGCCGCGCGGCCGGCCGAGAGCATCCCTAGCCGCACCGACAAGATTCTGAGCGGCGCAATCGCGGTCGACTGAGCCCATGGCATACCGCGAGCTCCCCATCATCGACGCCCCGTCGCAGGCGTTCACGACGACCCTTTCCGGCCGGCGATGCGATTTCGTCGTGAACTATTCGACCTGGGATAATCGCTGGTCGTTCGACCTCGACGTCGATGGCGTGCGGGTGCTGTCGGGCAGGCGCATCGTCCTCGGCGTCGACCTCCTAGCGCCGTTTGGCCTCGGGATCGGCAGTTTGATTGCTGCGCCGTGGGGCGATCAGGAAGTCGAGCCCGGTCGTACCGAACTGCCGTCCGGTCGGGTGAGGCTCTTCCACTACGATGCAGCCGAGGTTGCGGCGTGAGCATTCGGCAATGGATTCGGCGGGTCGAGGTGACGATCTCTGGCAAGGCCGGGACCCTCACCGTTCGCGACTTGAAGATCGATTTTAGCGTGTCGAAAGGCATCGGCAGCAGCCAGAACGAGGCGAAAATCTCGATCTGGAATTTGACGAAGAGCCATCGGAAGCAACTCGGTGACGAGCTCGACAAGATCGAGCTTAAGGTCGGCTACAAGGATGGGCCGCTCTCCACGATCTTCAAGGGCAGCATTCGGGACTCGACGGACACCAAGGACAGTCCGGACATCGAGTCGGCGATCGATTGTGGCGATGGTGACGAAGCGGTGTCCAAGGGCGCCGCGTCGAAGACATTCAAGAAGGGCACGAAGCCCAAGGAGATCGTCGAGTACCTAGTTGGCCAGTTGCCAGGGGTCGCCAAGGGCGAGATGAAAGGCCTGGATGACCTGCCGGCCTACAAGCGCCCGGTCACGGTCTTCGGTCACGCCGCGGCGGAGCTCGACAAGATCGGGCGCCAGCACCGGCTTTACTGGTCGATCCAAGACGGCACCGCCCAGGTTCTAAAGAACAACGAGATGCTGCCAGGCGTCACGGTGATCTCCGAGGATACCGGCATGATCGGCATCCCTCAGACCACCGACAAGGGTATCCGGGTTAAGACCCTGCTGAACCCGAATATCGCGCCTGGCCGCCAGATCGACGTTCGATCCGGCTTCCTCGACGAGGGGAGCGGCCGCGACAAGAGCAAGACAGATCAGGGCGGCGGCATCTTTCGCGTCTCTCAGGTGACCTTCACCGGCACCAACGAGGGAGACGATTGGTACGCTGAGATCGAGGCCAATCGCGCCGAGGGCGGTAAGGTGGTTCGCTGATGGCTGGGTATGTCGGTTCGTCGAACAGGCGGAATGAAAGCGATGCGTTCCGCGCCGCCGTTCAGGCCGAGGTCGGCGAGATAAACACGACGCTCGACGGCGAGATCGTCAGCTACGATCGCGCCACGCAGCGAGCGACAATCAAGATCAAGCTCGAGCAGTCGATCGGCGGCCAGACCATCCAGGCGCCGGCGCTGGAAGACATACGCGTCGCGATGCCGAGTGGCGGTGGATTCGGGGCCCACTACGACCTTAAGTCCGGCGATCCGGTCATCGTCCATGTTCGGCAGAGCAATACCGATACGAGCCAGACCGAAGGTGGCAACGCCCAGGGCGGCGCGACGCGCTCCTTCAACCTCTCCGACGCCATCGCCTATCCGGGCGGCGGCGAGGACAGCGATGTCATGGAGAACATGCCGGCCGGCGGGGCTCACTTCGGCTCCAAGGACGGCAAGAGCGGGCTTCAGGCGCGGGCAGGGGGCTCATCGGCAATCGTCGGCGGTCCCAGTGGCTCCGACAAGCTGACGGTCAGCGCTGATGGCAAGATCGACCTGAAAAGCGAGAGCGGCGACAGCCTGCTCGACATCGTCCGCGGCGCCCTGGTGCTGATCAAGGATCACGTGAATTCCGGGGCCCCGACCGATGCGGGCACGCAGGCCGCGGCGACCGCGCTTATTGCCAAAATCGACGGGATGAAGGCCTGAGCTATGGCTGACTTCGTCGGGCTGTCGATTCAGCCGCACAACGACCTGCGCCTCGATGCGATCGGATCGCCGGTCCTCGTCTATGACGCCGAGGCGATCGGCGAGCATATCCGCCAGCGCCTCATGCTCTGGCACGGCGAGTGGTTCCTGAACACGGATGCCGGCGTCGAGTGGACGAAGTACGTCTTGGGCCGGCCGCCGTCCGAATTGCCGCTGGCTGAGAGCATCATCAAGGCTCAGATCGCGGCGACGCCTGGCGTCTCGGAAATCCTCGAGTTCAGCGCGGTCTACGATCGCGCCTCGCGCGGGCTTCGCATCGAGCGCTGCCAGGTCGCAACCGTCTTCGACGACATCCTCGACATCCAGTTCTAGGGGCTCCCATGGCCTATGGCGTCATCCCGAGCGGCTTCGAACTGAAGCGGCTGCCGGAGATCCTTGCCGATATCGAAGCGGCGAACATCGCGACGTTCGGGCCCGGCGTGGTTCAGACGCCGGCGTCGCCGCTGGGCCAGTTGAACGGCCTTCATGCCGATCTCGCTGCGTCCGTCTGGGAGCTTGCGCTGTCAGTCTATCAGGCGCTCGACCCCGACCAGTCGGAGGGCAACAACCTCGACCGGGTCGGGAAGCTGCGGCTTCTCAGCCGGGCGCCTGGCGAGAGCGACATCGACTTCCGTCAGGCGATCACGAACGCCGGCCGGGCCCGCATCGACATGAGCGACCTGTCGCAAGCGCTATCTGCTCTGGCGGGCGTCACCTGGGTCCAGACCTATGTGAACGACGGCGACACGGCGGACGCCGATGGGATTGCCGCCCACAGCGTCGCGGTCGCGGTCCTCGGCGGCGATGACGATGACATCGCCCAGACGGTCCGCGCCTATGTGGTCCCCGGCATCGGGACCTATGGGAATACGACGGTCGAGACGACGATCGAAGGCTTCTGCCGGTCGATCAGGATCATCCGGCCGGCCGAGGTCCCCGTCTCGATTGCGGTCGACGTAATCGCCCGCCCAGACCGCAACGGCTGCCCGCCGCCTTCGGCGCTCGCCATCGCAGCGGGCCTTGCTGATGCCCTGACCGGCACCACGCGGCCCCGGAACGGCCAGGACGTGACCGAGTACCTGATCCGTCAGGCAATCGAGTCGCGATACCCCAACATCGAAGTTGACGAGGTCCGCGCGAGCATCGTCCCGGCCACCCCGGGCGCCGTTCCGGTCGACATCGCCTTCTTCCAGATCATGGTCGTTTCGGCCGATCGCATCAGCATCACGGTGGCTTGACATGGCGCGCCAGTCGCTCAACTTCGGACAATTCGACAATGATCCTTCGGCCGACAAGGCGCGCGAGGGGGCGGCCAAGATCGAGGCGAATTTCGTCGAGCTGTATGCCGCAATGGGCGGCAAAGCGCCGTTGGTATCCCCAGCCTTCACGGGAGCGTCGACCTTCGGCGGGCCGGTCACTGTTAACGCCGGCCTGCAGATCGGGGCGTTCGCGACCTCTGGCCAGTTCCGCATGCTGGGTGACAACTCGATCGGGCGGGTTCTCGACTTCGACTTCACGCAGATCAGCTCGCAGTCGGGCGAGTGGCGGTTTGGCCGCGGCACCAACACGAGCGGGTCGACTGCGCTTGTGGTCTATCGGGCCGACGGCACCTCTACGGCCGACCATCGCCTGGCCTCGGGAACGGCCGGGACGATTGCTGCGCTGTGCCGAAACGGTGGCGGACTGTCAGTGGGACACACTGCGAGCGTCGCGGCGACGCTTGACGTGAACGCGACGGCGCTGATCCGCGGTGCGGCTGGAACGACGCGGGAGCTTCGCTTCGGAACCGCCGGCGCGCTACGCTGGAACCTTCGGGCCAACGCTTCCGCTGAGAGCGGGAGCAATGGTGGTTCGAATTTTGAGCTGCTTGCGTATGATGATCCGGGGGCAGGTCTCCGCACACAGCTACAGATTATTCGGGCAAGCGGTCACGCCGTTTATTTCGGTAACTGGACGTGCGGGACTGATAACGGGTTCACCCTAGGCGGCGCATCGAACCGATGGTCCGTCGTCTACGCCGGCACCGGGACGATCAACACCTCCGACGCGCGCGAGAAGACGCCTGTTCGCCCGTTCAACGCGGCCGAGATCGCGGCGGCCCGCGACCTCATCGCGGAGATCGGCATCTATCAGTGGCTGGCCGCGATCGCGGAGAAGGGAGAGGACAGCGCTCGCCTGCATGTCGGCCTGACCGTGCAGCGCGCCATCGAGATCATGGAAGGCCACGGCCTCGATCCGTGGCGGTATGGTTTCATCTGCCGCGACGAGGTCACCCGCAAGGTCAAGATCCAGCAGACGCAGGTGGTGACGGAGCAGCAGACCGAACCCGATGACGGGTTTGATACCGTCATCGAGGTCCGCGACGGCGTCCCGACGCTGGTCCAGAAGGCGCGACCACCGAAGCCCGTTTTCCGGATGGAGCCTGTGCTCGACGAGAGTGGGGAGCAGGTGATGGAGCCGGTCGAGCGCCAGAGTGACCTGCTCGACCAGAACGGCCAGCCGGCGATCATCGTCGAGATGCGGCCGGCGCTGCACCCTGTCCCGGTCATGGTCGAGCGCGAGGAGACCATCTGGGTCGAGATCGACGAGCCGGACGGCGACCGCCTCGGCTTCAGGCCCGACCAGCTCGACCGCTTCATGCTGCGCGGGCTGCTGGCACGCGTCGAAGCGCTGGAGGGCTGATCGTGTGGTCCTGGAGCAGTTCCGAGGTCTCGCTCAGCAGCGACCAATACCTGCTCAGCGGAATGCCCGCGATCTTTCGCGGCGACCTCGTCGAGGCCGAGGTCGACAAGGTCGCCACGCAGTACCGCGAGGCGACGAAGTTCCTTGCCCTGGTCCGCGCCTTTCTCGGGGAGGGAGAAGGCGCGGCGATCGAGCTCAACGAGGTCCCGAGCTTCTTCGACATCGACTCGGCCGCTGGCGATCAGCTCACGATCATCGGCAAGTGGCTCGGCTTTCCGCGATGCCACTGCGTTTGCGACGCGCCGGCCGTCTTCGGCTTCGACTGCGGCAGCCCCGGGCCGTTCACGATCGCGGGTTTCTGCGCGCCGGGGTCGACCTGGGTTGACTGCCCGCCGCTCGGAAACTCAACCCTCTGCATCGACGACGACGAGGCCTATCGCGGCATGCTGAAGGCTCGCCGCTACCAGATGATGGGGCTCTATGATGTCGCCTCGCTGCAGGCTGCCATTCGGCATGTCTGGGGCGACACTGCACAGGTCGCGGACACCTCAGTCGGCAGCGTCATCCTTGCGCCGGGCAGGGCGCTTACGGCCGACGAGACCGCGCAGCTTCCCGTCGCCTTCCGCGTCTTCCCGATCGCGCCCGGCATCCGCGCAATGGTTCATCTCGGGTTCGGCCCGATTTTCGGTTTCGGAACGGGGTGGGGCGGCTTCTGCGAAAACGCCGAATTCCTCTGCCCGACCGACCCCCACACCTACACCTGCGCCTGAGCGAGGATCGACATGTCCGCCATCAACCTTCCCTTCGCGGCGAGCGCGACGCGCCGTGTCCCAACTACCGGGGAGCTCGCCAACGGTTTCGGCTGCGGCCCTGCTGCCAAGGAACTGTTCGACTGGCTGGCTTGGTGGGAGACCGGGCAGATCGGCCGTGCCATCGCCAAGGCGGGGCTCACGATCGACGACGCAGACATCGACCGGCTCGCAAAGGCAATTCGGTCGCTGGGGGGCAACTACCGCCTCGCCGGCGGCACCGCCAACGCCCTCTCAATCACGCTCGATCCGGCGCCGACCGACTGGGCCGACCTCCTCAACGTTCCGCTCTTCGTGCGTATCGCATTGCTCAATACCGACGCGGCGACCCTGGCAGTCACGGGTGCTACAGGCACGAAGTCGATCACCATGCCTGGAGGCAAATATCCTTGCCCGGTCGGTGTGTTGCGACCGGATGCTGTTGCCATCTTCATGTATAATGGCGTCAGCGTGGAGTATCTCAACGCTCCTCTGCCGAGCGCTACCAACTTCTTCGTCAACCAGGGTTCGGGCTCCGACAACAACATCGGCAGCGCTGCTTCGCCGCTCGCGTCGATCCTGGAGGCGATGCGTCGGACCCCGATCGGCGGGATCTGCAACATCGGCCTGACCGGCGACTACTCCCACAACCAGATCACCCGGCTCAACGGGCGTCGACTGAATATCCAAGGCTTCAACGCGGCCGGTAACGCGCCCGAGCTGCGCAACTTCACCTTTGTAGCCAACCCGATCGCGGGCAACCTGCAGGACCCGATGTTCACCAACATCGCAAACAACCCCAACAACACGTCGGGCTTTTTCCTCGGCGCGGGTGACAGCCTCCAGTGCAACACGATTGGGTTCATCCGAGGCGCGGTCTCGGGCGGCACCCAGATCCGGAGCGGACAGTTCACGTCGGACGGCTTTGCCTCGCTGGACATGGTGAACTGCACGCTCACCTCGCCAGGAACCGCGAACACGACTTGGTTCATCGCGGCGGTGAACCGGCTGAGCCTCAACCTCAACATCACTACGCTGACCGGAGATAATTCGGGCAAGATTTACTCCAGCGTGATCGGTGGGGCGCCGCTGACGGCAGGGCTCGACCCGAACTCGCTCTGGAACTTCATGTGTAACCTGACCAGCTCGTGACGAGGTAATGATGCAGCTCAACCTCACGCATGACGGCCGCGATTACGCCGCCTGGACGCCTGCGCAGCTCATCGCAGCCGGTGTGCCCCAGGGGGTAGTTCTTGGAGCGTTCCGCTCGGCCCGCAAGTCCGAGATCGACAAAGAGGCCGAGCGCCAGCGGCTGCACTGGATCACGCCGGGCGCAGGTCAGGCGATGACCTATGCACGCAAGGTCGAGGAAGCGAAGGCGGTGCTCGCTGCCGCCGATCCCGTCCCGGCTGATTACCCGATGCTCGCCGCGTCGATTGGGATCGACGGCGCGGACATCGTTGCCGTCGCAACGACCGTTCTCGCCATGGACGCGGCATGGGCGCAGACCGGCGCGGCGATCGAGGCCACTCGGCTTCGCACCAAGAACAATATCGATCAGGCCTCGGATATCGCAGCAGTGCTTTCGATCACGGCTGCGTGGCCTCAGCCGGCCGCCTGACGGGCGCCAATTTCCGCTCTCGCAGCCGCAGGGCCGGCTTCTCGATGATGTGCCACGATACTGCGGCAAGCGCGACAATCACCGCGAAGCTGACGATTGTTACGGCTGCAAAGTTGGTCCCGTCAAAGAATTTGGCAATCGCATAGTTCTGGACCGGGTAAGCATAGAGATAGATGCCGTAGGAAAGGTCACCGACCTTTCGCGTCGGATACCATGCTAGCAGTTGCGAAATGCCAACCCGGATCACCAGCAGTGCTGCGATGGCCCAGGCAAGCGCTTCGTACAGGATGGTGGTCGAGGCCGCGGCCGCCACGATAGCCATGGCACCTGCAACAAGGAGCATCGCCCGTTCCCCCGAAAGGGCTGCGACGGCCGCCCCTGTGAGGAACGGGATGGCGAAACGTACGAGGAAGTGAGGCTCGGCGCGGGTGAACCACGTCGACCGATCTTCCGGCCACGGAACCGCGGTGTAGAAAAACACGTACAGCCCGAGTGCCAGCAGTGCCGCGGCCACCACGCGCCATCTGAAGGATGCGGCTGCCCCAACGACGAACAGACCCGCCAGCAGGAGATAGGCGGCTGTCTCGTAGGGGATGGTCCAGAGCGAGGCGTTGACCGCCGGCCATCGCGCTTCGGCGAGGACGCCTGGAAGCGTGAATTGGCGATCGACGAACAGCGAGAGAAGATTTCGCCAGACGAAGCCCCATGTTTCCGGCCGTCCAAAGTACTCGGCTGCCGGTAGCGATGACACCGCTGCGCCGGCGAGCATGGTCGCGAGCAGGCACACGATCAGTCCCGGGTAAATCCGCAGGACGCGGCTCCACAGGTAGGAGCCCGTCGACCCTCGATTGAGCAGGCTGATCGTGACCAGGTATCCCGAGATTGCGAAGAAGAGCGCGACGCCGAACCCGCCCGCGGTCGTATCCAACAATGGAACCGTGGGTTCCGCGAACCCGGCCGCACCGAGCTGATGGCTCCAGAAGACGCAAAGGGCGCCGAAAAGGCGCAGGGCGTCGAACGAATTGGAGTGCTTCGGGGTCACTCCACGTCAGCACCACAACTTAGCCAGCAGCGCAAGCCAATCTCATCGGAGATCCAAGATGAACACTCGCGAGGTGCAAGCCGCGCTGCTTTCGCTTGGCTTTGGCCTGCGATCTGCTTGCAGCGATTGCCGATGGCCGGATCCAGGTCGTGACCGTAGAGCCGCCACCCGAAGGCGGCGGCGTGCAAGTCCAATCGGCTTACGTACGCTTTAGCACAACGATGTCCTGAAAGTCATGGATCGCGCCAGATACCACCCGATTGACTTGGAACCGCTTGGCCCACTCGGTGTGGACATACTGCTCGCCAGTGAAGCTGATGCCGTACTCGTAGGCGTCGGAGGTTAGGTGCCCTTGCTGGAGGATGAACGAGAAGCCGGGCATGGCGCTCCGCGCGCCTTCCAGCTTCGCACGGGGGATCGACAACATCTCGAAAATGTCGCTCTCCGTCTCAGCACGCTTGAGCGCCCGTTCGCCGTGAACCGTCAGTAGGAGGGTGGCGCCAGGCTTCGTCACGCGGTGCAGTTCGTCTAGGTAGAAGAGCGAATCTGCCTCCGACATATGCGTGAAAACGGAAATCGAGATCACGCAGTCGAACGAGGCATCCCGCGCTGGCAGAGGAGCTCTGGGGGTGGTCGCCATCGGTGCAACCCACGGAAGGTGAGTGCCAGCCCATTCCAGAAGCTCGTGATCGATGTCAGCGCCGGTGTATCGGCCCCTGAACCCTTTGAACATGCGTGCGAGGCGGCCAGAGCCGATGCCGAAGTCGAGAATGCTCGGATACTCGAATAACGGCGAAGGACTTGCGGAATGCAGAGCAAGGAAAATGTCACGGCCATGGCTGGCGAAGTCGAGGCGGTCAGTTAGACCCGATACGCGTTGCATCAGATCGCGCGGCGGGAAAGATGCGATAAGACCGCTTTCGGCCAAGACTTCTACGTTTTGCGATACATTGAAGGCTGCCCAGTCGTGCGGGTCGCTGTTAACGTCCAAAAGACTGCTCACTATTGCTGACTCTCTGGTTAGTGATGAGCGGGCTCTCTGGCTCATCGGAAGCTGACGCGCGGACATAGCCGATCCGGCCTCAGTAGCAAAGCTACCGCCCGCCTAGCGCGGGCTTTTTCATGCCGAGGTATCCTATGAAAGTCAGCGACAAGGGGCTGATCGAGCTCGTTTGCTCGGAAGGCATCGTGCCATATCCGTACCGGGATAGCGTAGGCGTCTGGACTTACGGAATCGGTCACACGAAGGCGGCCGGTGCTCCTGACCCGGCGATGATGCCGAAGGGCGTCGCCACGTCCCTCAAGGCGTGCATCGAGCTATTCCGCAAAGACCTCGCCGAATACGAGGCCGCTGTCTTGAAGGCGGTGAAGGTGCCGCTCAAGCAGCACGAGTTCGACGCTCTCGTGCACTGGCACTACAACACTGGCGCCATCTCTAGCGCGACGCTGACGAAGCGGCTGAATGCTGGCGACCGGAAGGCTGCTGCCGAGCAGTTCCTCGTCTGGAAGAAGCCGCCCGAGTTGATCCCGAGGCGGCAGAAGGAGCGGGCGCTCTTTCTCAACGGCACGTACTCGAACAACGGGAACGCGCTCGTCTACACCGCTGACGCCAAGGGCAATCTCGGCAAGGCGACCTCGCAGAAGGTCGCGGACCTGCTGTGGCTGGTGCCTGAGGCCCCCGCCAACACTTACGACGCCGTCCCTGTAGAGTCGCTTCCGAAGACACCAAGTAACGAGCCAAAAGCTCCAAGTAAGGGCCTGGACGCTGCCGATGCGCCCGCCTTCATCGTCCGCGACGAGCCGATCCGCCCGAGCATCTGGGCCTCGCTCGCGTCCCTGATCTCCTATTTCTTCAAGGGGAAATGACCATGCTTTCATGGATCGACTGGCCCGTCCTCACGAGGCAGCTTCTGCTTGTCGTAGTTCCGGTCCTCGTCGCGAAGGGGTGGCTTCCCGACTACCTGGCTGATCCCATGGTCGAGGCCGCAACATACATCATCGGCACACTGCTTGTCGGCTGGGTGATCTGGCTAGGCCAGCGACGCGAGCAGCCGGCGGCGAAGATCGAGGAAGTCGCGCAGCTCCCCGAGGTCGCCAAGGTCGAGGTCAAAAGCGAGAAGCTGGCGCAGGCCATCCCGAGCGCCAAGGTGGTCGCATGAGTGCGCTCCTCGCAGGGCTGCTTACCGAGTTCTGGAAGCCGCTGGCGGCGCTGTTCGGCGGCGTGCTGGCCGGCGCCGGCATCTGGTTCAAAGCCCGCTCCGACGCCAAGACGAAGGCGAAGCTAGAGGACATCACCAATGCGAACACAATTCGCCGCGACGGCGCTGCTGCTCGGGCTGGCGCTGCCGTCGATCCTGACCGGCTGCGTGACAGCGACGGGTGGAAGCGCGACTGAAATGGCTCTGTGCGATCAGTTCCAGCCGATCCGGTGGTCATCTCGGGACACCGACGAGACTATCACGCAGGTGAAGCAGGCGAACGCTGTTGGCGCCCGGCTTTGCAAGTGGAAGCCGTGATGCCCTACCGCAATTACCCGCTCCCGGTCAGGCTGTATCTCGGCATCCATGACCACTTCCCCGCCCGGCGCTCGGAATGGGTACTGGCGGGCATCCTGATCACATGGGGCGTCATTCTCCTCGGGCCTCACCATACCTTTGCCGGCAACCCTGCATGGCGTCAGATGGCGGCGATCATGTCCGAGGATACATGGGGGTGGGTTGCCATTGTCGTGGGCGCCTTCCGCTTTCTTGCGCTCGTCATCAACGGCACATTCGCCGGCACATGGTACGGGCGATGGTCCCCGCATGTGCGGGCGCTGGCGTCGTTCCTGTCCTGCTTTCTCTGGCTTCAGATCAGCTTCGGCCTTTGGAATTCGGATGCGGCGACGACTGGCCTTGCCGTGTACCCTGGCCTTCTTGTGCTCGACGCGATGAACATCATCGCAGCGACCAAGGATGCGGCGAACATGGACAGGTCCGTTGCCGATGGCGCTTCCTGAAAGCCTCTCCCCCGAGAACGTTATCGGGACGCTTGCTGCCGGCATCGCCATCGCAATCGTCATGGTTCGCCAGTACCTGAAGGAGAGGAAGGCCCCCACCAGTCCGACGGGCGATCGTGTGATCCCCGGCATCACCATCGCGGACATGAACCCTATCCGAGAGCTTGCCTCGGAACAGGCGCGCACGACGGCGGCGAACGAACGCATCGCCACAGCAGTCGAGGCCTTGCTGTCACTCCTGCACAAGCAGGACAGCGACGAAAGGGTGCAGGTTGAAGCCAAGCGCATTGCGAGGGAGATGCGAGACGACGAGATCGAGGACGAGGTCGAGAGGAGGATCAGGCAGCGCCTTGATGATCGGAAACGGCGTACCGCGCGCCCCTAAACTCGGTCCGGTCCAGCATCGGGGGCAGGCCAGTCGTCGCCTGCTGTAGGACAGAGGGTGGGCAGATAACTTCAGACCACTTGCATGCTGGCCTGCCATTTTTTGAGTTTCACCTGCACGGGTTTTCGCCTACTGGCTGCAGGGAGTTTTGGTTGGCATGTGTAGGACGGGCGTTCATGCAGGGTGGCAATTCCATACGCGTCATAAGCCCATTAGCCGCAGCCAGCTTTTTTCTAATATTTCTGGTTATTTATCTTCCCAATCTCGCTAGCCTAAGCGTGACTATAGATGATCAGGGTGCGATATTCCGCACTTGGCCGTGGATATGGCTGGCGCAGGGACGGTGGGCCGCATTCCTAGTTGAGCGGTATATCCTCCCGACCCCGGTCATTCCATTCACGCCGCTTGCCCTGTTGGGTCTCTGCCAAATAGCATCCTTTATGGCTCTCTGTCGCATTACGGGCCTAGAAACTTTTACTTGGGCTTTGGTCGCCGCCTTCGCGTTCTTTGTGGCGAGCCCTCAATGGCTCTTTCTAATGGAATTTGGCCCCAACAATACGGCTATGGGGTTGGGGCTTGTTGCCGCTTCATTTTCAGCTCTTGCCTTCAGCATCGCCGCAGACCCGAAACGAAGTTGGGTTCAGGTAGCGGCTTGCGTGATTGTTTCGGCAGTTTGCCTGTGTGCAACAGTTGGGCTCTATCAGGCATTCTTCGTAGTCGGGCTCGTCGTCTCGTCTGCCGCCATCATTTTCTGCTACGTTCGAGGAACTACGACATTCAGCCGAGTGGTCGGCCTGCATGGATTGCTCCTTACGTCAGCGGCGACCGGTTTTGTGGCGTCGGGTATTGTCGGTAGGTTCGCCAACTGGTTTTACAGTATCGAGAGGGTGGAATTCTATGCTGATGGCTTCATCAATCTGCCCGCACTGTTTTCGAACCCTGCGAGCGGGATGGCACTGGCTTGGAGTGACTTTCTCGGTGTCGTGTGGGGTGCGGGCGGGTTCTATTATCTAAGCACCTGGGCGTTTGGGGCCACCCTTCTCCTATCGAGTCTTCTGTTCGTGTGGGCGGCATTCAAGCGCGGACCCGTCGTCGGGGTTCTGGGCGCGGCATGGGTTCTGCTGGCGAATATTTCAATTGTAGCATTCCAGCTCGCAGCAGCGGGCGGCGGTCAGCGCATCCCCTATCGGGTAATGACGGTGATGCCGATGCTTTCGGCTTTCCTGTTTGTCGCGTCGATCTCTTTGCTGGGCTGGAAAGCCAGATATGCACTGATGGCTGTCGCGCTCATCGCGACCTTTCAGGGCTCTGTGGTCTTCAACCGCGCTGCTGCCGGATCGACCTTGATGGCGCAGAAGGATGCTTTCATAGCTGGAGACCTGTTCCGGCGAGTTGCGAGCGTTGGCAAACCGGGCGATTTTGGTCTCTACAAAATCGAGATATCTGGCCGGATAGTATCGCGGTCGCCTTATCCTATGCCACCTACATCCCAAATGGCGCACTCGTGGTTCGACTTGGCACCCCTCGAATTCCAAGCGCCGGACTATATGCGCTCTCTAGGCTACCCGGTTATTGGAGACTATTTCAAGGGCGATTTCGCTGAACAATTCGCGGGAATGCCTTCATGGCCAAGCGAGGGGTCAACGCGTGTGGTAGGCGACACGGTCCTGATAAAGCTCAGCGACTAACGCGGCGCATCGACCAGCTTGAGGCAGCGCGCCGCCCCTCCTAGTCCAGCTTCCTCCCTGTCAACTCGGGCCGGTCATCCTTCGGGGTGGGCGGCCTTTTTCGTTTCAGCGAACCGCCACCAGCGCAGCATACCGATCGATCTCCGCGCGCAGCTTCGCGACTGCCGCGTCGCCGCGGATCTGCTTGATGCCCCGCAGTTCGTCCTTCACGCCGTCTAGCGCCTGGTTGCGCTTGCTGAGCGGCATCTCGGCGAGGAACTTGAGCTCGCACTCTTCCTTCCATTCCTCGGACCAGGTGCTGACCTCCCGGCCAGCGAGGAAAGAATAGGCGAGGGGCGGGTTCTCGGGCGGGTAGCGCATGATCGGGTCTCCTGAAGGCGAGGCATAGCGCTACGGAACGATTCGGAGGAGCGCCGGTTTCGACTCGTTGTGCGTTCGGAGTTGCGTCATGTGTGCCCAGCGGATGCTTCGTCCCGGCCCAATGGTCGAGATCATCAAGGGGCCTGCTCCGAGCCGGCGCGAAGCTCGACAGCGGGCGCTGTTCTTCGATCCCATGCCCGAGCGCGTCGAGCCCTGTCTGGCGCTCCTGAGCAGCAAGGCGCCGACGGGACCCGAATGGGCCTATGAGGTGAAGTGGGACGGCTATCGCTTGGCCGTCCATATCGGGCCCGGCGCCAAGGTCCGGATTATCACCCGCGGCGGCCATGACTGGACCAGCCGCTTCCCGACGATCGCGCATGACGCACGCGAGCTAGGCCTCGACACCGCCATACTCGACGGCGAGGCAGTGGTCCTCGACGAGCGGGGTGCCTCCGACTTTAGCGCACTGCAGAAGGCGCTTGGTGGGCGCGGCGGCAAGCGTTCGGCGGCCGGCGCCATCCTCTATGCTTTCGATCTGCTCTACCTGAACGGCCAGGATCTCCGCTCGCTCCCGCTCGGCCAGCGCCGCGAGCTCCTGGGCGATGCGCTCGCCCGCGCCCGACACAGCTCGCTCC